TAAAATCATTAAGATACTACATTTCCCTATGGAAACTCTAAGAGCGGAGAAATGTGATGCTAAAGGTGTTATTAGAGCTTATTATTATCATCCTAAGTGGGTAGATATAAAGCCTAGTGATAATCCTAAGAGAATACCTACATTTGGTAACGGTAAAAAGAGTGAAACAGTAGAGTTATATATATTCAAGCCATATAGAAGTGGATTTTATTATTATGCTCCTGTTGATTATCATGGATGTTTACAATACTGTTCTTTAGAAGAAGAAGTAAGTAATTATCACATAAATAACATAAAGCAAGGTTTACAGCCATCTTTATTAATCAACTTTAACAATGGAGTACCTAATGAGGAGACTCAAGAGTTAATTGAAAGAAAAATATACGATAAGTTTAGTGGAACGTCTAATGCAGGTAAATTTATACTAGCATTTAACGAGTCTATAGAAACTAAAGCAGATATTGACCCTATACACTTACCAGATGCTCACGCTCAGTATCAGTTCTTATCTGATGAGAGTAGAGAGAAGATAATGTTAGGTCACGGTATTGTATCTCCTATATTACTAGGGATAAAAGACAATACAGGATTTGGTAATAACGCAGAAGAGCTTAGAACTGCTTCTGTACTTATGGATAACATAGTTATTAGACCATTCCAAGAAGAGATTATAGAAGGTTTAGAGGATATGCTAAACTTTAACAAGATATACTTAAATCTTTACTTTATTACTCTACAACCAATAGAATTTACACAATTAGATAACATATCTACTAAAGTGAAGAGAGAAGAGGAGACAGGAGAGAAAATAGGCTCAAAGGCTACTTTCAGCACTAAGCTAAAGAAAATAGATGGAGTTGAAGTTTACAAGACAATAAAAGAAGCAGAAGATAAGGCATTAGAACAAGGATGTAAAGGTTATCACGAACACGAAGTAGATGGAGAAGTATGGTATATGCCTTGTGAGTCTCATGATAGTGCTATTTCATTAAAAGAAAATAATGACTTTAGTGATGAGGATGGAAATGACCTTCTAAGCCAATTAGAGCCGCTAGGAGAGCGTATCTCGGATGATTGGGAGTTAATACACTCAGAAGCTGTAAAAGACTCGGAAAAGGACTTTAATTTAGCTAGTTTAGCTGAAGCTAATCCAAACAAGGATTCTAAGCAAGATAAAGGTATCTTTAAAGTAAGATATGCTTATATGCCAAATAGAAAGTCTCCTAACAGTAGAGACTTCTGTAAAAAGATGGAAATGTTTACTGAGGACAATGTAGTATTCCGTAAGGAGGATATAGGTCTTATGAGCTTTCAAGGAGTAAACAGAAAGTTAGGACATAAAGGTAATAACTATTCTCTGTTTAAATTTAAGGGAGGAAAGAATTGTCAACATTTCTGGGAATTAAGAGTATATAAGAAGAGAGTATCTCCTGAAACTGATGTAGACACGAGTGAAGCATTGAAAGATGGATTTGTTGAACCGATAAACCCTTCAGAGGTATCTACTAGACCAGCAGATATGGCTAACGGAGGAGCATATCCAAATATTTAATATTATGTCAAAAGCATTATTTATAAGCGTACTAGATTTAAAGAAAAGGTCTATCTTAGATGGTAACCTAGACTCTGACAAAGTAATTCAGTTTATTGAAGTAGCTCAAGATACGCATATACAAAATTATTTAGGAGGAAAGTTATATCAGAAATTACAAGACATTATCATAGCAGGTACAGTAGACCAACCAGCTAATTCTGATTATAAATTATTATTAAATACTTATGTAAAGCCGATGCTTATATGGTACGCACAAAGTAACTTTTTACCTTTTGCTATGTATCAGATAAGTAATGGAGGAGTATTTAAGCATAGAAGTGAGAACTCAGATACGGTTACTTACGATGAAATGGCTATGTTAATAAATAGAGTATCGGAAACTGCTGATTTCTATACAAGAAGGTTTTTAGATTATATGTCTTATAACAGTACATTATATCCAGAATATACTTCTAATAGTAATGATGATATGTACCCAGACAAAGATGTTAACTTTCATGGATGGGTTTTATAATATGAGAGAGAGAATGTATAAACCTAAAAAGGTAAATGTTGAGAAACTAAAGCAGTATTTAAAGAAACAAGAAAATGATGTGGACACAAACAAACACGCTGAACGCAAAAGTAAAATATAATTATAAAACAAAAAAGTAATGGCTAACGAAATATATAATACAACTTGGTGGGGAAATGCAATAGATACTGCAAGTACAGCAGGTACTGACCCTGATTTCTTTGGTTCACAAATAAAGATGAATGAGAGACAAGAAGTTGAAGCAGTTAAATGTTTAGCAGATTGGATTCACACAACAGCATTACAAGATTTAAATAACTAAGACAATGGCAAAACCAAAATTAGCATTAATACCAGCAGCACAAGGAGATAAGTTTTATTCTGTACTCCCATCAGATGGAGTAGGAGACTTTAACTTTACTCGTAATAGTTCTGCTACTAGAATAGCACCAACTGGATTTATAGAAGAAGTAGGAGCATTTGGAAGCGAGTTAGTAACTAACGGAAACTTTGATAATGATAGCGATTGGGCTAAAGTAACTGGTTGGTCTATTAGTGGAGGAAAAGCAGTAGCAACAGCAGCTAATAATGGTGCTGATTTAGTGCAAAATATTGGGCTAGTAAATGGAAAATCTTATAAAATAGAGGTAACAATATCTGGATATGTAGCTGGTAGTTTACGAATGAATTTTTTAGGTACTGGTGGAAATTTTGGAGATTTTACTGCTAACGGAACTTATATAGGATATGCTGACGGAGGAAGTGACTCAAGATTACAAATAGTAGCAACAACGACAACAACAACTCTTTCAATAGATAACGTATCCGTAAAAGAAGTAGTAGGAAACAAATCAAGACTAAACTACGACTTATTAAATGGTAAAGTAGTTAATTGTCCTCATTACCTTTTAGAACCAGCTAGGACTAATCTTTTTAATTATAGCGATGATGCAACAAACTGGTCAACATCTGGTTCAAGCGTTTTAGCTACATCTAATCAAGTAATATCTCCAGATGGAACTTTAAACGCAGATAAATTAATCCCAGCATCTGGTGATGTTCAATCTAATGGAGGTAGATATAGGAGTTTTTCTTCAACTGCAGGAACTAATTATTCAGTTTCTGTTTTTGTAAAACAAGGAGAATATAGGTATGTAACTTTTGCTTATGGTTCATCTTCTTCTATTGGATTTCATTTTGATTTACAAGATGGCGTTATTATTCAAGAACTGACTCATAATCAATATGCATCTTTAGGAAATAAAGTAGAATTAATTGGAAATGGGTGGTACAGATTATCTGTAAGTTTAACGGATTTAAACTCGGTAAATGGAAGATTTATTGGAGTTAGACCATCTAGTCAAAGACCAACTGCTACAAATAATAATTATTCTACAATTGGCGATGGGGTAAGTGGAATATATGTGTACGGATTGCAGCTTGAAGTTGGCTCATATGCAACAAGCTACATTCCTACTACAACAACAACTATCACAAGAGCAGCAGAATCTGCTACTGACTCTGGAAATGCAGCTACGTTTAACGATTCAGAAGGTGTTTTGATGGCAGAGATAAAATCAATAGCAAATACTGGTGTTTCTGGTTCTATTTATTTAGGGGATGGTGGTAACGCCAATCGTATACAAATAGTATTACATAGTAGTGGTTCAATTAGAGGATTTATTACTGGTTCTATTGGTGGGGGTAGTTCAGTAACAGAGTCAAATGTAAAAAATTATGATTCATTTCATAAAATATCAATTACTTATAGTTCTACAAATACTCAACTTTGGATAGATGGATTTAAATTAGATTCCGATAATGGAAATTTTTCTTTTAGTGATGGAGAATTAAGTACATTGCGATTCTTTATTGGTGGCGAAATAATATACGGAAAAACTAGAGAACTACAATACTTTGATTCAGCATTAACAGACGCACAATTAGAAACACTAACAAGTTGGACATCATTACAAGAAATGATTACATCTCAATTATATACAAATTACTAATGGCACAAACACTAAAATTTGGAAATAAAGTATGGGCAGCTAAAGAAGAATCTGTACTGGCATACAACGACATCAATAACAACTATAAGCCTTTGCCTTTCTTTTTTAAGAGAACAAGTATAGGAACAAGAGTAAACAAAGATGGTCTAATAGAAACAATGGGGCAAGATATAGCAAGAATAGACTATTCAGATAGTGCTGATGGTGTTCTTTTGTTAGAGCCACAAAGAACTAATGTTTTGTTGCAATCTAATCAATTCGATACAACTTGGACAAACTCAAATGCAAGCGTTACAAGTGGACAAAGTGGAATTTACAATACAACAGATGCTTGGAAATTAGAAGCAACTGGTGGTAGTGGAAGCCAGCACATTGTTCAATCAATCGTAACTAGTGGCTCATCTACTTATAGCATTTATGTTAAAGCTGGCACAACTGATTGGGTTGCATTGAGAGTAACTGGTTCTCCAACGAGTTACCTTGTTTGGTTTGACCTCACAAATGGTCTTGTTGGAGAAAATCAAAACGCTATTAAGACATCTATTAAGTTAGTAGGAAATGGATGGTATCATTGTTGTATAGAAATTAATTCTACTACGGATAATGTATTTGTATATTTAGCTACTGGTAGTGGTTTAGCTAATCTAAATACTACAGTCGGAGACAATATCTACATACAAAATGCACAATTAGAAGCTGGTTCTTACCCTACATCTTACATACCCACATCTGGCTCATCAGTAACAAGAGCAACAGAAACTTGTAATAACTCTGGTAATAGTGAAGTGTTTAATGATAGTGAGGGAGTATTGTTTGCTGATATAGCTGCTTTGGTTAATGATAATAATTTTAAGGCAATAAGCGTTTCTGATTCAAGTACAAGCGATAGGATTACTTTAAGTTTATATCAAAGTAGTTTATACGCATATATTGCTGCTGGAGGTGTTGGTCAATTTAATGTTAGTCAAGCAGTTAATTCTATATTTCAATATCACAAGATTGCAATAAAATACAAAACAAACAATTGTGCTTTTTGGGTTAATGGTTTTGAAGTAGCAACAGATATATCTGCTACTATGCCAAGTGGATTAATAGAATTGGCTTTTGACAAAGGCGATGGAAATGATGATTTATACGGAAAGACAAAAGAACTTGGCTACTACGATACAGCATTAACAGACCTAGAACTAGAAACATTAACATCATACAGAAACTGGGTGTCTATGGTAAACGAATTAAATTTAAACATAATATACAATGGCTAATACACTAAAATTTGGTAATGGACAATGGGCAACTGGTAACGGAACAGCTCTTGCGTATAATGACGAGAACGCTAACTTTAAACCTCTACCATTTGACTTTACAAGAGCATCAAGTGGAACAACAGTTAATCAATCTGGTTTAATAGAAACAGTAGGTAGTGGAATACCAAGAATAGACTTTTTAGGAAATACTAAAGGTGCTTTATTGTTAGAGCCAGCTAGGACAAATTCTATTGCTTATAGTAATGATTTAAATGCAAGTGGTTGGAATACTTTTTCAACAGATGGTGGAACTGTTACAAGAACATCAAATTATGGCATAAGTCCGAGCGGAAAACAAGATTCAACAAGAGTTGTTTTTACCACTCAATTTGTTTCGTTATATTATTCTTTTAGTGGTATTTCTGGAGATGCTTCTGCTACAATGTACGTTAAAGGTGTTGCTGGAAAAGTTATTGCTTTCGGTTTTGGTTCAGACGTTTCATTTGGTCAAGAATTTACTCTCAATGGGCAATGGCAAAGAATAGAGTTTAATGCAACCTCAACTAATACTACTTTAAATATAAATGCTTGGGGTTCTACTAGAGATGCTTCTGATATTGAAGTTTACGGAGTTCAACTAGAAGAAGGAAGTTACGCTACATCGTATATTCCTACATCTGGTAGTGCTGTAACGAGGGTGGCTGAACAAGTTAATAATACAAATTCTTTGATGTCTGGTTTAACTGATATGGCTATGTTTGTAGATTATAAATTGCCTAGCGGACAATATGATGGATTTAGAAATGAAATAGGTTTTAGAAATAATAGTAATGCAAATTTATATTTTATACAATTTCCAAATTCAAACACCCACGAATTTAGATATAGAGGTGTTGCTGGAGTTAATGTAGATATGACTCCTTCAATTTCAGAACAAGATTTTGGTTTAAGAAGAAAAATATTATACACTAAAACTGGTACTACTTTAAAAGTGTTTTGTAATGGTGTACAAGTTTCAACAGTAACAAGTGCATCAGCAACAACATTTGCTACAACACCACAAATATTAAAGACTAATACAAACTATGATATAGACTTAAATATAAATGACTGGAAACTATACAGTAATGGTTTTACAGATGCAGAAGCAATAGCATTAACACAAGTGTAACAATTACACCTATAATAATAACAAAAGTAAATAAATATGAAAATTAGTAAATACGAATTTGATTCACAAGAAGCAGCAGAATTAAAAATAGCAGCTTTACCTCATTCAACTGATGAAGATGGTAATTCACATCCTTCACATAAACACACTATTGTTAAGCTAGGCTTTATAGTTTTAGAACAAGGAGAGTATGATGAAGAAGGAAAAGAAACTAAAGCTCCAGTATTATCAGACAAATATTCTGTTGATGTACTATGGAACGAACCAGAAATAACAACAGTAGTAAAGGAAGCTGTTTTAGATAAAGATGGTATGGTAGTAGAAGCTGCAGTAACTTCAGTAGACCACCCTTACGGATGGAAGTCTAAAGCAATAGATTTAGAAGATGAAGGAGTTCACGGATTCTTTGGCGTAACATATCAAGGCAATAAAATGTAATGAATAAGATAGGAGAAGACACAAACGTAACTTTAGACCTAAAGACAATAGGTATGATAGTAGGCTTTACGGTTAGTTTAGCTACTACCTATTTTACATTAAAGTCTGATATAGCTTTAGCAATGGAGTTACCAGAAGCTGAGGTTTCTAAAATAGAATTTTCTTACAAGGATGAACTTACAAGAAAAACTTTAGAGAATGCTATTAATGATATGAATACCATCAAGGATGATGTTAAAGAAATAAAAGAACATCTGAATAAAATGGATGAAAGATTATATGAAATATCTAAAAAATAAATTATGTGTAGCGATTGCCCTATTTGTATTTTCTGTAACTCATAGTCAGTCTTATAAAGACGACATTAGTGTTGTTTTATATACTGCCGAGTTTATAAAGAATGATGATTTCTCTTTGAAGCCTTTTAGAGAGCATAACATCAATACTTTTTATTTAAGTAAAAGTAAAGAAATCCACGCAAACGACAAGATTATTTTCTTACCTACTCTTTGTCTTTATAACAATGGAGAACTAATAGAGAAAATAGAAGCTGGTATATCTATGAAACTACCAGAAAGCACAACAGAAAGAATCCAAGAACATATTGATAACTTACTACAAGACAAATTTTAAACTATGAGATACTTACTACTACTTTTATTTACAATTAATGTTCAAGCAGATATATTTAAAGATGTTTTTAAATACGCTACTTTATATGGAGCATATAGTCAAAGCAACTCTATACAAGGAGATAAGACATTTTATGTCACTCAATCAAGTGAGTTAATAGAAACTACACAGAGAAACCCAGCAGACGAGATAAAAACATTTGGCTTTAGAAAACTAGCACATTTTGGTTATGAAGATAAAGAAAGATTCTATGATGGAGAAGAACAAAACAATTCTTTAAATTCAAACATAGGAAATGTAAAAGGTTTAGAATACTTATTCGAATATCAAGAAGGTAGACAACAAGGTATGTTGTTTAACAATAAACAGTTCTTTGTACGTTATTTATCTGAATGGTGGATTGCTAAAGCAGAAGCTAATAAGAATGAGTTAGTAGATATAGATTACAAGTCATTAGATTTAAGAGTTAGAATACCAATAGGAAAGAAAGTATCTCTAAGTCTAGGTGGTGTATATAGAACATATAATAAAGCTTATGGTGTAAATCCAATACAAAAGTATTTAGAGGAGAATGCTTGGTGGTCTTTAAGTTATAATTACTTTAATCATACAGACCAATTATATAGTTGGGAAAACTTATCTACTGGAGAAAGTGGTTATGATTATTTTTGGTATAATTCACAAGGAGAACTAATAAGTAATTCTGATTTAGATTATCGTAATAATATATTTGGTCAGTTAGTAAATCAATATAACGAAGAACAATTAGCACTTATAGGAAGTTTTGCTGATATATCTACAGTTATAGGTTTAGACTTCTATCACTATAGAAAGAACTTCTGGGTACACGCTTACGGAAACATATTACCTCAACATAAATTACATAAAGGAGATGAGAAATATTCTTATGGTAACTTTATAGGTAAAGATAATTGGATAGATTATAAGTATGGTGGAGTATTTGGTGTTAGACTAAGTAAGAAACTAGGACTATTTAGTGAAATCACTATGCAAAGATATTGGGATAGAGAAATAAAAGTAATTAAAGCTGGTATTAACTTTAAAATATAATAGATGACAAAGAACTTTAGTAAAGAGGAATTTGATTGTAATGATGGTAGCGAGATGCCTATAAATGTTTATCATAATATGGTAAAGGTTGCTAATCAGTTACAGACTTTAAGAGATTATATAGGTAAGCCTATTCAAGTTAACTCTGCATGGAGAAGTGAAGAGTATAATGCTTCTATTGGTGGAGTTAAAAACTCACAGCATATAATGGGTAGAGCAGCAGATATAGTTATTAAAGGTATGACACCTATTGAAGTATCTAAAATAATAGAAGAGTTAATTGGTAAGGGAGATATGTTACAAGGAGGTCTTGGAATATATTCTTCTTTTGTTCATTATGATATACGAGGAATTAAAGCTCGTTGGGATTATTCAAAAAAATAAGTTATGATAATAGGATTTAGTAATTTAATTGAAAGAGGTTTAATGTTTGGTTGGGAATACTACCCAGCATTAGATGAGGAAGACCATACAGAACTAAATGTATATTTAGTATTTATCTGTTTACACTTTAAATGGAACAATGAAGAAGAAGTTTAAAGATACTAAGGTAGGACAGTTCTTACTAAACAACGGTTCAGGCATTGTGAACACTATTGGCGATGTATTGCCTAATAACGGTGTTTTAGGGCTTGTTAAAGGACTTATAGACAAAGATGACTCATTACCACCAGAAGATAAAGAAAAGGCTTTAAAACTACTAGAAATGGATATGGTAGAGATGCAAGAGATATCTAAGCGTTGGAATAGTGATATGACAAGTGATAGTTGGTTAAGTAAGAATACTAGACCTATGACACTTATATTCTTAACTGTTTCTATGGTATGTTTAATATTATTAGATAGCTTTAACATTACCTTTGAAGTAAATACTGGTTGGGTAGATTTGCTTAAATCTCTGTTAATAACCGTTTATGTAGCATACTTCGGTTCTCGAGGTGTAGAAAAATTTAAGTCTATTAAGTAATAGAACACACTTATCCTGTATTTATAGTAACTTATAAAATATTGTGATTTGTGATTCCATTTTTAGATTCCATCACAAACATAAAAAACTTATATACTTCATTATATTGACGAAGTTATATAAAATAAATTAGAAAGTCAATCTATTTTATTAACAATTATTAATATCTTTATTTTAAAGTAACGTTATATATTCTTATATTTGAATGTGGATAACAATTTAGACATAGAAGGTTTAGATTATTTACAATGGAGTTTGTTTGATTCTCCTGATGAAATAGGTAGTGGATATAAGTTTATGGAAAGACAACCAGTATATATATTAGATAAGATAGTCAAAAAGACTAGAAGAAACTTTGATATATTATTAGGTTATACTTCGCCTAGTTATGCTAACAAACTATCTTTAGCAACTAACAACTCACATAGAATAGGAAAAGCTATAAAGCTTAGAGTACTAAATCCTAAGAAAAGAATGGATTTAATAAGATTATTAATATTAGAAGGAGTATCTAGGATAGCTGTATCGAATGATATAGTTTATTATGATACTGATGACTTGAAAGAAAGAGGTCTATATCTTTGGTAGACCCTTGTTTTGTTTTTTTGTTTTTAGAGAGGTAGGATTTTATTCTACCTCTTTTTTTTGTTTATTCAATATTTATATATATATTGCATCATAATAAATAATAAAACACAAAGTATGATAAAACAAAGTAGAAGATTTATTCCCTTTAGATATTGGGATTACAAGTACAATCCAATAACAGGATTTAAAACACACAGAAAAAACGAATTAGTATTTAACAAAGAAAGAGAAAACAGATAATTATGAACACAATAAATAGTTTAGTAGATTGGTTAACACAAAGTAATAGTGTGCTAATGAATAAGAACAAAGAATTAGAACAAGAAATAACAAGATTAACAACTTTTATATTTGAGTTATGTGACAAAGATTGTCCAGAAGATTATAAAAGAATTGTTCAACAAGAAATACTTAAGGACAATGCAAGAGATTAATTTCTATAATAACTTTAATATGTTAGGAGAGCTACTATTAGAGTTTAGTAAAAACAAACCTAAAGAATCAGACAAGTATATAAGAGCATTAAATGAAATATACTTTTATGCAAACTCTATGCATATAGAAAACAGAGAGTTAGAATTAGCTTTATCTCAGATG